TAGTCAGACAGGTGTTGACGGTGCTACTTCTGTACTTACATCTCTTGGTGCAAGAATGGCACAGCTTTCCAAAGAGTTGAACATAGGTGTTGTATTTATATCACAGGTCAACGATGATGGACGTACTAAGTATGCGTCCTCTCTAGAAGAAGAAGCTATCATTTGTATCAAGATAGAGAGGGACGTAGAAAACGAGGACACTACAGTTCAGAATACCACCGACTTTATAGTGGATAAGAACAGACCTTTCGCTAGACTTGGTAGAGCAGGTAGTGTATACTATGACCCAGAAACAACACTCCTCACAGAGGATACAAGAGATAAGGATAGAAACGCAGCATGATAATATTTGATGTAGAATCAAACGGTCTTCTTGATGATGCAACAAAGATACACTGTCTGTCGTATATTGACACTGATAGAGAGAAAGATATCATTACACTATATGACTATGACGATATGAGGTTATTGTTTTCTGTAAAAAAACATTTTGCAGGTCACAATATTATACGGTATGACATACCATTATTAGAGAAGATACTTGATATTAATATAGACGCAAGACTGTACGATACGTTACCTATGTCTTGGGTTATGAACCCTACACGAAGCAAGCATGGACTAGACAGTTTCTTCCCTGACTTTGGAATAGAGAAACCAAAAATAGATGATTGGAGTAACTTGTCTATAGAAGATTACTCACACAGATGCGAAGAGGATGTTAAGATTACACAAGCACTCTGGAATAATCTTCTTGAAAGATTTATGGTGTTGTATAAAGATAAGAAAGAACTAGATAAGTTTTTTAAATACTTAGAGTTTAAGATGGACTGTGCTAGACAAGCAGAGCAGTCTGGTTGGAGAGTTAATGTTGACCTAGCCAAGAAGTGTGTTGAAGAGTTGACAGATTTACAAAACAAAAAGGTTACAGAACTTATAGATGTTATGCCAATGAGAAAGCTGTACAGAATACAGAGCAAACCAAAAGTGTGCTACAAGAAAGATGGCACTCTCTCCTCTCATGGCAGAAGATGGTTTGATTTATTAGAAGAGCATGGTCTTCCAGACACATACGACAAAGATGTGACGGTTGTTAAAGGTGCAGAGGAAGCCAATCCAAACTCCACTGAACAGGTAAAGGAGTGGTTATATTCTTTGGGTTGGCAACCTTGTACATATAAGTACAATAAGAACAAGGAGACAGGCGAAGAGAAGAAAGTAGAGCAGGTTAGACTCAACGGTGAACTAACAGAGTCAGTCAAGTTACTGGCTAAGGATAACCCTGCTGTGCAGGTCTTAGACGGTCTCACAGTTTTACAACACAGGCTAGGCATACTAAACGGATTTGTTGAGTGTGAACGTGATGGATACCTACGAGCAGAGATAGATGGACTTACAAATACCCTACGTTTCAAGCATAAGAAACCTCTTGTCAATCTCCCATCAGTAGATAAGCCTTGGGGGAGGGAGATACGCAGTTGTCTTACAGCACCTCAAGGCTCTCTCCTCTGTGGAGCAGATATGACCTCACTAGAGGACACGACAAAGAGACACTACATGAAACCGTATGACCCTAGATATGTAGAGGAGATGTCACGCAAAGGCTTTGACCCTCACCTCGACTTAGCTAAACACGCAAAGGTTATCACGCAGTCCGATATAGAAAAACATCAGAGAGGTGAGATAGACTTGAAAGCTTTGAGAAAAGACTTCAAGGTTGTCAACTACTCAGCCACTTACGGAGTTGGTGCTGCTAAACTGTCACGAGAGACAGGCATGTCTGTCAAGAAAGCACAGGCTTTACTTGATGCCTACTGGAAACGTAACTGGTCTGTTAAGGCATTTTCTGACGCACAGAAGATACGAAGGATAGGCGAAGAGATGTGGATACAGAATCCTGTTAGCAAGTTCTGGCATTCACTACGCTACGAGAAGGACGCTTTCTCCACTATCAATCAGAGTACAGGTTCATACTGCTTTGACAAGTGGGTGG